CCTCATCACCAATAATTTGCATATCAAAAGGCACACGACCTTTGAATCGAAAATCTTCAGGTAAGGTTGTTTTGACCTCAAACTCTTGTAGAGCCTTGATACGGTCCATGACTGTCAAAATGTCCATGTAATTCTTTCAAAGTTTCAATTAGTATAACAGAATCCTTAAAGTATTGAGGCAATAAAAAACCCTGCCGAAGCAGGGTTGTATGAGTTTGCCAATATTACTCAGCAACAGGTTCAGGTGTGGATTGTGCCTGAACCTGTGGTGTTGCCTGATTCCTAATGTTTTCCACTAGGGCAACTACTTGTGCATAAGGCATGTTGCCTAGTGCCTGCAGCACTCCATTTGTCTCGTCAATTGTCAATTCAAGATGAATCATTTTAACTCCTTATATAATGAATGATTTATTTATAGTGCATTATACACTACCGGTTCGGTTTGTGCGGCAATTATTCGTCAGCAGGTTCTGGTGTATTGCCGTCAGATGTTTTGACCCATTCCATTTTTTGTTCTTCAACATTGAATTGTTGTTCGTAACCATCAAACCACTTTAAATAAACTTGGTAATCAACATTAACCGAGTCAAAAGGAATATACAAATTCTTTTCAACTAAACAAACAATATTAGTTTCACCATTTATATTTTTTATTAATTTATACATTATAACTCCGCATTTGCAGTAAATGTTCCTGGATTATAGTTTGTTGCGCTGGCAATACTACTTTGATATGATGAAAATCCACTATCATAAATGGCATCAACTGCTCCAGTTTGAACAGACACCGCAGATGAAGATATTCTTTTTGTTACTTTAAAAAAAGTATGAGTTCTACAAGTTGTTGAAGATGCAGTAATATTTAACATAAGAGCGCTTTGACCTGCTTCATAATATCTTTGACACAATGCCAACTCGGTACTATAAGGTCTATTTTCATATGCGGTTACAACAGGACCTCTTTCTAACTGGAGACCTGTTATGTAAACATAATCATCTGCACCAGCAGTACCTGTTGGGCTCCAATTAAAATAAACACCTGCTTGGTTAATACCTGCACCTGTCGTACCAGTAAATACAAACCTTTGCCAAGATGTAGTAAGTGTTGCTGATGTATTAATAGGAGTAGCAGAACCTGTCCACGATCCAGATACCATTAAACTTGCTGATTGGTCTGCACCAGTACCTGTGTACATCTGAACAGCTATTCCAGAACCTGATGAAGAAAAGTTTGCTCCACATTTTGCCCAAAAGGATAATGTTACTGTACTGTTTTGTAATTCTATGGAATTAACTGTTTCAAGTGCTTGGCCAATTACTGTAGTTCCTGTTGTTGTGTTAGTACTTGGTCTGCCCCATTTTAGACAATATTGAAATTGACTTAATGATGGTGCAACTTGAGAAGTTTGTACGCCAGCAGTTCCATTTTGATAAGAAAACCATCTATCGACAGTTGTATATCCTGGACCATTTAATGTTACTGTAGTTGCCGCAGTTGTTCTCTGTGCAACTTGCATAGCACCATTAATAAGTTTATTTCTAAAAGTAAATTGATTGGCTGCAGCAATATATCCTGTAGGTGATGTAGTGGCACTTGTAGTACCAAGAAGCGTATTACCATTGGAGTCGATACGCATCCGTTCTGTTGTTTGAACGTAAAATTGGTGACTTTCAGCTCTGTATCGCAAATTAGAATACGTTGAAGCGCTTCTATTGTAGGCCAGTATTTCTGAAACTGTTGTGTCTGAATTTGGAATAAACTCAATACCCTTTGCGCCATTGTTTGATACAACTAACGGATAAGTAGGTGTGGTCGTACCAATCCCCAAATTACCAGAAGAATCAAGTCTCATTCTTTCGGTAGTAGCAGTGGTAAATGCCACCGTATTGGCAGCAGGCGATGTAATACTGGCGTTGCCTGAGCCAGAACTACTTAAAAATGGGTTTGTTATTCTACTTAGAGCCATTGTTTTCTCTCAAAGAAATTGTGATTATCTTCTATTTATAACATCAATTCTTGTGTAGGGTCTTTATGACACACAAAATTGATGAATTCACACGCCAAATCTTCATCGTTAAAGTAACGGACAATGGTTTGTGTGGTATTTATTGAGGTGAAACTCAATAGAATATTCTTTTTATAGACTGAGAACTTGATTACCCATCCGTTGCGGACCACAGGCTCCCAAGAGCATATACTCTTGGAAATATCTCTTTGTAATATTTTTCGTATTGAAACTGAAATCGGTTCTCTCTGCATACCACTATGTATGTAATGAGAGAACCGAACCTTCAATAGTACTTTGCGAAACCTTCAGATTTGCGGTGTTCGTAGATTATTTCTGCCCAAGTACAAATATAATTGCCAATCTTTTTCAGAAGCATGATTATGCCTTTGAGGTTTTAGAATATTTTGACAATGAATCTAAAACTTGATTAGTTACTTCTTGGTTGGTTTTTACGATTTGGTTAACAAACTCGGTTTGTTTGTCGATGAAAGCGTTTAATGGCTTTTGTAATTCTTTATCGGTAATGAATGTACTGACAAAGTATTTTTTTGCACCTTGAACGGTTTCAATGAATGTATCTACTGCGAACATGTTTATCTCCTAAGACGATTAATAAAACAGGCCTCATTATTGAGCACCTGTCCTATTATATAGTAAAAAATGTGCGGTTGCAACATAAATTTACTAGTATACCTGGTCTATTTCACATGATGATATTTACAATTATCACCATGATGCTTGGCATAATTTGCAGAATCTAATGTTTTGAAACAATGTGGGCAAGTTTTATTTGGTCTTTTTTTGCCTGTATTTGGATGAACATATCCTTCTGCATTGAGAGTTTTGTGTAATGATTGTTTTTGTTTATTTACAGAATCCAATTTTTTTGGTACACCAGATAATTTTTCACTAACCTTTTTTTTCTGATTATCCGATTGTTTCTTACCATACATTCCGACTTTACGTTGTTTATGTAATTCTTTAGCTATTTCGCTTAACTTTTGAGAATTGTTTTTTCTACCTATAGATATCTTTTTACATGTTTCTTTATATGCTGGGTGGGATTCATATAAGACTGTAACACCACCTTGGCCACCTAAAGATATATTGTAATATTGGTCATTACAAATTAAATCCGAATTAACAAGTTCTTTTTCTTTTTCTACCATTTCAGATTCATTATCAAACAAAAATAATATTTTACGTTCAAAGTTTTCACGTCCATATTTTTGTATAGATTTTTGCAAATAAAGACCAGAACCTAGATAGTTATCATCCAAGTTACTGGTCTTATGTTTACCAATATATTTTTTACCATTGATTAGATTGGTTGTTTCGTAAATGATGTAATGCATATCAATCTCCTTACATCTATTTAGTAAAACTTAACATTAGAGATTATCAGTTTTCTTGCATATCATCATATTTCATGGTAGCAACAATCCAATCCCTCACTAAACTGCTACGAACAATATCATCAACTGTAAATTCTATGCGAGTATGTGATTCCATTAAATTAGCTATATCTAAAAATTTATTCAATCCTGATAAATCATTTTTCTTCTTGTTAAGGTCGGTTTGGCGATAATCTCCACAAAACATAATTTTTGAACGATAACCAACACGGGTCATACATGTGTGTATTTCTTCCCAAGTCAAATTCTGACATTCATCCACAATAATAATAGCATCATCCCAAGTCATACCACGAATGAATGATGTACTAATGAATTGAATGAAATGTTGTTCTTCTAGCCTATCCCATGCATCACGGCGACCAAATAGTGTCTCGCAGATTTGACGATATGGTTGCTGATAGATTTCCATTTTCTCATTCACATCACCAGGCAAATGACCAATTTCACGGGATTGTACTGCTGAACGAACAACAATAATTTTAGTAAACGGGTTTGATTTGTCAAGAACCTCTTCTATCGCCTTGTATAATGCACAAAATGTTTTACCTGTGCCTGCAACACCATGTAATGCAACAAAGTAATCACCTCGTTTGTATGCATCAAAGAATAGTTTTTGATTGTCTGTTAATGGTTCAAATGTTCTTAGGTCATCTATTCTTACTTTCAGCCCATTGCTCTTTGGTAAATGGACTTCTTTTGTGGTGTCAATGATTGTGTTTGCGGTTTGTTTGCGAGCCATTGTCTTCCTTTTTATAGGTAAGTTGGAGTTTTCTTTGTGTTGTCTCATATTTTGTTCAGTACATGTGCCTTGTGTATTTTACAACTGACCCATGAGTTATAATAGTTTTCGGATAATAAAGCATCTCTGATGAAAATCTCCTTTGTTTCTCTGTATGAACATTCTGACCTACTCTTGCACAGATATAGTATTCTGCGAGTAAAGTTTTCCTCCCCTAGTTTCTTTACGTCTTCTTGCAATTCTTTAGACGAAGACCAATAGTTCGACCATCCAGAGGACAGTCGAACCTTTTTCTTTTTACCTTTGATTTGTTTTGTGCCGGCTCGTGTGAAGAATTTCTTCCCCACATACTTGCGACCATTGATGTTGTTGGTGATTTCGTAAACGTAACCGAATGATTCACCAATATCTTCTTCTGTAAATTCTGTATTATTATATAACCACATTAATCATCTTCTTCAGGAATATTCTCACTATCTAGGAGTATATATTCGCTGCAGAAGGGACAATATATCGGGTCATCGTCACAAAGTTCTTCATTATATTTTATTGTGAATTCTGATTCACAGTTATCACATACATGGTTCAGGGTTGCCATTAATCAGCCTTTCCGCACTTGGCTCTCTTTGCGTTAGTCAATGCACCGAAATCAACAGGCCATTCTTTACCAGGTTGTAATTCAACTGCACCTTGTGGGTATGCATATGTTACACCTGCTTGTTTCTGAATGTCTGCAATTGACATACGGAATTTAGTTAAGTCATTACCAAGGTTGGGATATGGTGCATTATGTGGAAATCCCCAACCAGCAACTTGTTTTGTTGCATTGTTAATTACAATCTTATAGTAACCATGTGGCACAATGACACCGTTACCAATAGTCTTGTCACCTTGGCCATAGATTGCACCAACATAGATTGTAAATGGTTGATTCAATTGTACTGCCCAACCACGAACAGAGGTTTCAAGTAACTTCCAAATGCCACGATTCAATGAACCTGCCTGTGGGTACATGTTGGTCATTAGAAATGATTCATACTCAACCTGTGCTGACCATGACAAATCACCATCAGGTGCGGCATGGCCTTTATCGTAACCTGTTGCTGCATAGTCATCAGGTTTTGCGCCTTTACCACCCAAACTTGCATCAGCAACAAAGGCATTGGTGCGTGGGAAACAACCTAATGCATTTTGTGGTAGTAGTGTATATGAAACATAAACTGGAATCTTTACAGGTGCGTCATATGCAACAAAATAGGCCTCACGGCAAATTGGTTGTGCTGGGCGTTGTGTTTGTGCAAAACCATATGGATTGTGTACTGCACACGCTTGTAGTGGCATAGGTGCTCGTTGGTCCCATGCAAATGCCTGTGTGGCAAATAATGCCAATAAAACTAATAATTTTTTCATTTTTTATCTTTCTTTTTATAATCAGCTATTGCTGCCTTCACCGCATCTTCTGCCAGTATTGAACAATGTATCTTAACTGGTGGCAATGCTAATTCTTCTGCGATATCAGAATTCTTAATAGTAGAAGCTTCATCCAAAGTTTTACCCTTAATCCACTCTGTGACCAAGGATGAGCTTGCGATTGCTGAACCGCATCCATATGTCTTGAAACAAGCATCTCTAATAATATCATCTTCAACCCTTATCTGTAATTTCATTACATCACCACATGCAGGTGCACCGACCATGCCTGTGCCAACATTCTCATCTATATCAAACTTACCCACATTTCGTGGGTTTTCGTAATGGTCAATTACTTTTTGTGAGTATGCCATAGTTATACCGCAAACGATGAACCACAACCACACTTGTTGGTTGCATTAGGGTTCTCAATTGAAAAGTTGGCACCAGATAATTGTGTTTTGAATTTGATAGTTGCACCTTGTAGGTATTGCATACTGGCTGCATCTACAAACACCTGTATCTTGTCGTTTTCTTCTGATATTGGAAACTCAAAGTCATCTTCATTCTTCTCTGATTCCCATGTGAAACCATATGAGAAACCAGAACAACCACCACCCTGCACAAAAATTCTCAACCCTTTAATAGTTGAATCATTCTCATCTATGTATAAGTCAGTTATTTTCTCTTTTGCTGAGTTGTCTAATGTTATCATTTATTTTGCACTCTTATAATTTACCGCCGCAATGTGGGCAAGATTGTTTATTTTCTTCTCGGCCTTGTTGAACCACTTTCTTCAATTTTCTAGCATCTCTTAGAGCAGTTTTAATTGTGGTTCTACACCTCTCCGATTTAGTTTTCTCTAATTCTTGTTTCAACTTCTGTCTTAATTTAAGAAGTCTACCTTCAAAGATATCTAAGAAGCCAGATA